GACCAATAGCTGCACTATATCATGATATAAAATTAGATACTGTAAAGGAAGACATTACCAAGGAGATACGAAAATACACTGACAGAAAGATTATATTTAGAGAGAAAGACCCTGATGGAATTAAGGCAAAGACGTATGATAGATTCATAAAGAGACCCTTTTGGAAATGTTTACAATCTGGTGACATACATTGCACTATATCTTGGGGGAGTGTTGCATCAGTCGAATCAATTTGTTATGGAATACCAACAATAGCTTTAAAACCGTGTGCTGCATCACCTGTATGCGATTCTCAACTCTCAAACATAGAAAATCCAAAATACCCATCCATTGATGAAAAAAGAGATTGGTTAAGATGGATAAGTAAAGAGACACTAACTAGAGATGAAATAACAAACAAGCTGAGAGATTTACTATGAAACAGATTTCAACACCATCAGGTCTATACGTTGTTCCCCAAGAGATTTACGATAGGTCTTCTGATAAAGACATCATCAAAGCCCTAGAGAATCTTGGTGAGTATCAACCGTGGATTGATAAGTGGGCAGAACAGTATAGCAAACCAAACACAGTCATTCTCGATGTTGGTGCAAATATTGGATCAAAGATTCTCCCATTCTCAAGATTACATGGAGGCAATGTCCATGTTATCGGTTTTGAACCAGTAGCAATCAATCAAGAAATTCTCAAAGAGTTGGTCCGGGTGAACGAACTTAACAATGTTGAATTGAAGAAACTTGCCTTGTCGAATTCGGCTGGGGAAATGGCAATTAACTTCCCATCATCTGATTCTCATCTTGATGCAGTCAGAGGACAGGGGCAGTTTAATAAGATAAACAAAGACGATCATGGGTTTGCAATCGTTGAATTTGTAAAACTGGATGACCTAAACATCAAAAACATCAGCTTCATTAAGGTGGACATTGAAGGTCATGAACTTGAATTCCTTGAGGGGGCAAAGGAAACCATTGACAGGGAGAGACCAGCGATAGTTCTTGAGATTTTCAACTCCACCAAAAAGAAAAGACTTACGGAATCTGCTCAACGTAAGAACGAACAATGTCTTTCTCTGATGAAGTCTTATGGATATAAGCAGATAGCAAGAAAGAACAAAGATGTCCTCTTTATCCGATAGATGCTTTCTCACTGGATGTGATTCAAATTTTGAATGGATGTTGCCTTGGTGCATATCCAATATCCAAAAGCACATGCCCAACATTCCCATTGTGGTTGCTGACTTTGGCTTATCACAAAAGGGAATCAATATTGCAGTAGACAGTGGTGTAGAAATCCTTACTGGATTCTGGAAGCCAGAAAGTAAGTCTTGGTTCTTGAAACCTGACGCAGTTCTTCTCTCGCCATACGAGAAAACTTGTTGGATAGATATTGATTGTGAAGTAGTTGCACCTTGTCCTGAGATCTTTGACTATGCTATTACAGAAAAGATTGGACTTACTCCTGACCACTGGGCAAAGAGAAGAGGAAGAGCACATTGGGCAACTGGTGTCATTGTCGTAAAGGGTAAACCAATGATCCTTAAAGAGTGGGCAACTCAATGTCGTAAAGAAAGAAAACGAGGAGACCAAGAAGTCCTCTATTCAATCATTGGCGATTCTAAAGATCGGGTGAATCCAATGCCTATGGAATATCAGTGGCTACGACTCGACTTAAAGTATGGAGTTGATAGCAACTCAAAGAAAATCATTCACTGGACTGGACCTATTGGAAAGAGACACATAAGAACATTAATCAAACCTTAGACCCCTTGAAACTAAACTCAATTCAATTATAAACCAAATGTCAAGTCTTGTCAATACCCCTGAATGGACGTATCTCAATGAGTCTTTCACTGAGACTCCTGACAAAAAGGAGTTGTATGGTTTTGTGTATCTGATTACCAATCTCATTGACGGTAGGAAGTATGTTGGCAAGAAGTTCTTCTGGTCAATGATAACCCGTCAAGTCAAGGGGAGGAAGAAGCGGCAACTGCATGAATCGAATTGGCGAGACTATTGGGGTTCCAATGATGAATTGAAGAAAGATATTGACATTGCTGGAAGTTCAAATTTTAAAAGAGAGATTCTTCACCTGTGTTCCAGCAAGTCTGAATGTTCCTATCTGGAAGCCAAGGAGCAGATTGACCGTGGGGTTCTTCTGAGCAAGGAATACTACAATTCTTGGATTTCACTCAAGATAACCAAGAAACACCTAGCAAAATACGCCCAAAAGAAGATGTTGACAGAATCTTGAAATAGTGTATAATTGTCGTCATGCAAATCATTGATTATAGCGGTATCGCAGTGGCAGCAATCTTCTCTCAGGATGCCCCAGAACAGATTGAAGAGGGACTGATTCGACACATGATTCTGAATCGTATTCGCTCCTTCAACACACAGTTTCGTGAAGAGTATGGTGAGACCATCCTTGCCTGCGACTCATCCTCATGGAGAAAGCGAGTCTTTCCTCAATACAAAGCTGCACGTAAGAAAACTCGTGATGCTTCTCCTCTGGATTGGGGCAAACTCTTTGATCTCATCTCTCTGATTCGTGAAGAGATTCGTGAGAACTTTCCATACCGTGTTCTTCATGTTGATGGAGCAGAGGCAGATGATATCATTGGTCATCTGGTGGAGAAGACACAAGAGTTTGGTCAGAACGAACCTGTTCTCATTGTCTCAGGTGACAAGGACTTTCTGCAACTCCATCGATACAAGAACGTCAAGCAGTTCTCACCAATAAAGCGTGACTTCATCACTACTGAGAATCCTGACTTCTATCTCTTTGAACATATATGTAAGGGTGACAGTGGCGATGGTGTTCCAAATGTCCTGAGTGACGACGATACCTTTGTGGAGAATGGAAGGCAACGCCCACTTCGTTCGTCAAAGATTCAGGAATGGTATCAGGAGCGAGACAAACTGAGTGAGGTGATGAATCAGAACACCTATCGAAACTACTGTAGGAACAACAAGATGATCGATTTGAATCACACTCCTAATGAGATTCGTGAAGAGATTGACTCTCTATATACTTCAGAAGCAAACAAGAAAAATGGAAAAATCTTTGGGTATCTGATTGAAAAGCGTTGTAATATGCTGATTGAATGTGCTCAAGACTTCTACTCAAAATAATATGAAAAGAAAACCCGTTAACCCACTAAAGCTGTTCCCCCACGAAATCTTTGAGAAGGTTCAGGGAGTTCGTGCCATGAGCGACCGTATCGCGGTTCTCAAGGAAAATGAATCGTTTACTCTCAAGACTATCCTTCAGGTTAACTTTAATAATTGGATTGAGTTTGACCTTCCTGAAGGAGATGCGCCTTACAAGAAGGATAAGAATCCTCCTGAGTTCAGTGCTGGTCGTATTGATAAACTTATCAAGGAACTCAAGCATTTGGTCAAGCAATCCAAACTCCCAAGAGCAAGAAAAGAAATTAAATTCATTCAGATGCTAGAGGCAATGCATCACAAGGATGCTGACATTATTATTGCCATTAAGGACAAGAAGCTGAACAAGTTGTATTCGGCATTGACTCCTGCCTTGGTGAGTCGTGCCTTTCCTACTCTGATTCAGGAGAAGGAATAAATAATGCCAGCGTAGCAAAGGCTCTGGTTATTATGGTTCTATCACAACTCAAACGTCTCAAAGAGGATTTGGAGAAAACTCAACACTATATTCGTCGCCTTGAGAAAGATGATGATCATGAAAACATACCCTTCTACCAAGCAAAACTTAAACGGCTCATTGATGCTGTTGGCAAACTTGAAAGCATGATTTCAAAATGATATACGACTATCACTGTGAAAAATGCGGTTATGAATTTGAAGAAAACAATCAGATTATTAACCGTGACATTCCAACCGAAAGACCCTGCCCTCAGTGTGCAGCACATTCAGTGAAGCGTGGTATTGCTGCCCCTTATATGTCCTATGCTGGAGCAAAGACTATTCAGCAAAGAGCAAGACAAGGAGCAGGAAGCGACTTCATAAATCGCATGGAGCAAATCCAGAGAGCACACCCAAACAAACTAAAAGATGGCACCAAAAAAACAGTCGGTGGATACTAAGAGTAGTGGGAGAGCATCCGCTGGTTCTTGGAGAAAGAGGTTGATTGATATCTCTCCTTTTTCTCAGGGTCAGGAGGACTTCTTTCGTTACTATGAGAAAGGATACAATATGGTTCTTTCTGGTGCTGCTGGTTGCGGTAAGACATTCATTGCCCTTCACCAAGCACTATCTGAATCCAAGGAGTCACAGTATCGAAAAAGGGTCATCATTGTTCGTTCTGTTGTTCCCACCCGTGATATGGGATTCCTTCCCGGTTCACAAAAGGAAAAGGAAGCGGCATATACCACACCTTACGAGGGAATTGTCAATGAACTCTATGGTGACCCAAAGGCATGGGCTACCTTGTCTGGACATGATATCATTCGCTTCATGACCACAAGTTACATTCGTGGTATCACTCTCAGAGATTCAATTGTAATTGTGGATGAAATGCAAAACTGCAACTTTCATGAGTTGGATTCAGTCATCACTCGTATCGGTGACGGTAGCCGCATTATCTTTGCGGGTGATTATTACCAGTCTGACTTCATTCGAAACAATGAGAGAGAAGGTATCAACAAGTTCCTGACAATCCTTGAGAAGATGAACTACTTCAAGCACATTCGCTTTGGTTGGGAAGACATTTGTCGTAGTGGGATAGTCAGAGACTATATCATGACCAAAGAACTTGAAGAGAAGAACACACAACCAATGACATTGATCAATGAGTAATCCAAGATACAATAAATGGAAGAACAAAAAGCGCGATAAGACACGCCGAGACGATTCATATGACAAATTTGATCGCCAAAGACGCCTAGATAAGAAACAGTCCCGTAATTCAAATGATGAATAATTCTGATATATCTAATCCAGTTGCAGACCTCATTAATAAGCGTCAGAGTAACAACTTTAGTTACACCTATGGTCATGTTCATGAGTTCTACGTTACTGGAGCAATTGAATCTGCTGACGAATATACTGAGTGGTTTCATACGATTCGAAATGCAAATGCAACTGATGTAGTAAAGCTTCACATCAACTCTCCCGGTGGTGACCTCTGGACTGCAATTCAATTTGTTCATGTCCTTGCTGAGACAGAGGCAACAATTCAAATTGCCGTTGAAGGTGCGTGCATGTCTGCTGCAACTCTGCTCT